CGACCTTATTTCTATTTCTAATTCTTCTTTCTCTTCTTCTCACACCGATCTCGTTGAATTTAATCATTCTTCCTTCGACACCTCTCTTAATATTTTTGATATTTAATCTTTATTTATTTCTCTGTATTTCGTTTAATTTATAAGTTTATCATAATAATTTCAAATCCAATTCATCTCTATGTTTATGAGAATCTTCATAACCAGAGTTTATGAAATTTGTAATATTCAATGTTTTTATTTTACTTAAGTAATTGATATTTGTTATATTCCACATGATTGGTGATAAAACTAAATCGGCTTCTATATTATCTGGTAACGGTTCTCTAAAAAACCCTCCGTCAATACATAATTGGTTATTATATAAATTAAATAAATTATTATTTGTAATATAAGGAATATGTGAACTAGCAATACAACAATTTATAGTATCTTCTAAATCATTAAAATTTGAAAATATAGTTTTTTTAATTTTATATTTTTTAAAAACACCTACACATATATTAATCTTATGTAAATCAAAATCATTTGTATTATAGTTATGTAACAAATTTTTTTTAATAATATTTTCAATAGAAAACATGTTTTTCATATTACTAACGTCAATGTTCTCGACGTCTTTTATGAATTTGTTTCCATCAGATTTGAATGATAAATATATTGAATTCCATGATCCGGCGCTTGCTCCATAATATATTGCATCTTTAAGATCATAATGTTCTTTTATATATTTTGAAACACCTAACATATAAAATCCATATAATCCACCGGGATTACATGTTATTATTTTGAGAGAATGAGAAATAGATAATATAAATAAAAATAGTATATAGTTATAAATATACATATACTATTTATCGTTAAAATAATATAATATTTAATTTATTTAAAAATAATTTAACATTAATAATATGAAATCTGGTAAATATAAAAAAACTTTTTTAAAAAAACAAATATTTGAGAAAGAAAATTCAAAATATTTATTAATTGTAGAATCGCCATCAAAATGTGCAAAAATAGAAGGTTATTTAGGTATTGAATATAAATGTATAGCATCAAAAGGACATTTGCGACATCTAGATAGTTATAAAAATTATAATATAATATTTAAAAATATTGAAGAAAAGGAAACACATATAACATTTATGAAAAGTGTTATCAAGCAATATAACAAAGATAATATAATATTAGCAACAGATGACGATAGGGAAGGTGAGGCAATATCATGGCATATTTGTGATATATTTGATTTACCTATAGAAACAACAAAACGAATTACCTTTAATGAAATAACGCGTTCCGCAATACAAGATGCGGTTAAACATCCAAAAATAATTAATATGAAATTAGTTGAAGCGCAAAAAGCGAGGCAAGTTCTCGATGTTATAGTTGGCTATAAGATTTCACCATTTTTATGGAAGTATGCATATAACAATAAAGATAATAGTCTATCCGCAGGTCGTTGTCAAACACCTGCGTTGAGATTAATATATGATAATCACATTAAAAAAACAGAAAGTTCTCAAGAACATAAACATAAAATAACTGGATGGTTTTTTACAAAAAATATAGATTTTTTATTAAACAAAGAATTAAAGGATGAAAAGGAGGTAGTGGAATTTTTAAAAAAATCTATTAAATTTGACCATAAATTAAATATAGGTTCTCCAAGGGTTTCAAATAAACCACCATCTGAACCGTTGAATACATCAAAATTATTACAAACATCTAGTAGTTTGTTAAATATATCACCTACAGATACAATGAAATTATGTCAAATACTTTATCAAGATGGTTTAATTACATATATGAGAACAGATTCAAAAAAATATTCAGATGATTTTTTAAAAACTATAGAAAAGTATATTAATGAAAATTATGGTGAAAAGTACATAGGCGATTTAAACAAAGTTATAAAAAAAGATAATAAGGATCCGCATGAAGCAATACGAGTAACAGATATTAAATTATCAAATATAAAAAGAGAACCAAGAATAAACAATTTATATAAATTAATATGGACAAGTACAATTGAAAGTACAATGAGTGATGCTATTTATAATATAGTGGATTGTGTAATAACTGCACCAAACGAGTGTAAATATAAAAATATAATAGAAAGTCCAATATTTTTAGGATGGAAGAGGATAAAATCAAAAGAAGATGAGACCGAGATACAAAATAAAAATAATGGATTATTGATGTATTTAAATACAATAGAGAAGCAACAAACAAATGTTATATATAATAAAATAATAAGTAACGAGGTGGTACATAAAAATCATAGTCATTATAATGAATGTAATTTAATAAAAAAATTAGAAGATTTAGAAATAGGAAGACCTTCGACATTTTCGACATTTGTAGATACTATTCAGCAGCGAGGATATGTAAAAAAGCAAGATATAGAAGGTGAAAAAATAAAAATAATGAATATAACATTAGAGGTGGATAAAATAACAAAAAAGAAGGAAGAAAAAATAGTAGGCAACGAAAGTAATAAATTAGTAATTCAGCCAATTGGTATAATGGTAATAGAATTTTTATTGAAATATTTTGAAGAATTGTTTTCATATAACTATACAAAAAACATGGAAGAAAATTTAGATAATATTTTGAATGGAATTTGTGATAATTGGGAAAATATTTGTAAAAGTTGTGAAACAAAAATAAAAGAATTATCCCAACCATTAAAAAATTTAACAAAAGAGATATATATGATTGACGAAAAGAATGATTTTACTTTTTCAAAATATGGGGCAACAATAAGAGAAAAGCAGAACGACGGAAGTTATGAATATAAATCTGTTAAGAAAGATATTAAGATAGATTTAGATAAATTAAAAAAAGGAAATTATACTTTAGATGAATTATTAGAAACAAAAGAAAAATACATGGGTAAATACGAAGACGAAGATATGTTTTTAAAAAACGGTAAATATGGATTATATGTGGAATGGGGAGAAAATAAAAAAACATTAAACCAAATAAAAAAAACAATTGAAACAATAACAATAGAAGATATAGAAAAGATAATAAAAACAAAAAACGATAGTGCAAATATATTAAGAGTAATAAATAATGATATTAGTGTAAGAAAAGGTAAATTTGGACCATATGTATATTATAAGCGAAAAGATATGAAACAGCCGCAATTTTTGAATATAAAAAAATTCAAAGAAGGATTTACATATTGCAAAGAAGAAGTACTAATAAATTGGTTATGTGATACATACAATATTCCTAGAGAAACATAATATATATTTATAATATAAATGTTAGGATTGAACAACGAAATGGACTTCATTTTTTATATTTTAATTATCATTATTTATATAATATTATTTTCATTTTTATTTAAATCAAAAATGGAAGGATTAATATTAATATTTTTATTTATAGTAACATTTTTATCATCAATGAAATTGATTTCAGATTTATATTTAGATACAACAGAAGAAGGAAGAGGAATAATGCATATAGATGTTTATAATCTAGATAATCTTGTAAAAGAAATTCCACCATTAAAATTCTTTTTTGAATTTATATTTGGAGGTGCAAGCATTATATTATTAATTTTATTTTTAATTATAGCAATATTAATGTATATTTATAAGTCAATAAACAAAGATTTTATAATTTTTTGTTCTACAACGATTTCTGCAATATTTTTAGGTTATTTTATTAAAGGTGATCAAAAGATAAAATATTATATACTTTTTGCAGTACCAATAATATTATTATTAACGTCATTAATACTAGTGTTTATTGTTATGAATAAATTCAAAGATAAATCAATAATAGGAAGAATAAAATTATCGAATAGAAATAGAGAAAGATTAAAAAAGTATAAAGATATGTTTGTTTCGATAATAGTATTTATTATATTAGCATTGGTTGGCATGTTAAATTTTTCATCTTCTGAAAATACAGATGAAATGAAAGCATATGTTGATTATTATGTAACAATATTATTATTAATAATATATGGATTATCTGGGTATGTTGTATACGAGACAAATGAGATATTAATAACAAGTTCTAAAAAATAATTCGTTTAAAGATAAAACATAATATTTCATATTAAATAAATGAAATACTATGAAACAACAAATGATGAATATTTGAATAAAATGGATGAAATAAATTTACATCCAGAAATACAAACGATTGTCGATAAAATAAATACGGAAAAATATATTAATACCATTTTTTATGGTGCAAGTGGTACAGGTAAATATAGTCAAGTACTATATTTTTTGAAAAAATATAGCAGTACAAATTTAAAATATTTAAAAAAGATAACAATATCAACGGATAAGCAAAATTATACTTATAACATAAGTGATATTCATTATGAGATAGATATGGGGTTATTAGGATGTCATGCAAAAACATTATGGCACGAGATTTTTTATCAGATCGTTGATATTATTAATATAAAAACAAATAAATTTGGGTTTATAGTGTGTTATAATTTTCATTTAATACATAATGAGTTATTGGAAATTTTTTATAGTTATGTGCAACAATATTCAAATATTAATTCATTGATAAAAATCAAATTTATATTAATAACTGAAAATATAAGTTTTTTACCAAATAGCATATTAAATTCGTTTCAAATTATTAATGTTAAACGACCATCGAAGGAAAATTATACAAATATAATTTTAAAAAACAAAAAAAGTGTTAATAAAATAGAGGAATTAAATAATGAAGGGTTGAACGATTTTAAAAAGCAAATTAACAATTTAATTAAACCAAATAGTGATATATTTAATAAAAATTTTTTAAATATACATGAGTGTGATATTGTTAATATAAAAGAGTTGAAATCGTTCTCAAAGATTTCAAAGTGTTTACCTGAAGATATATTTAATATTATAAATGATAATATAATTGATGAGATGAAACAAATTGATTTCCAAAGACTACGTGATAATATTTATGATATATTTATTTATAATTTAGATGGAGTGGAATGCATATGGTATATTATATATTATTTTGTTAATAACAACTATATTAATAAATCTGATATATCAGATATTTTATATAAATGTAATAAATCCTTATTATATTTTAATAATAATTATAGACCTATATATCATTTAGAAAATATATTACTGTATATAGCAAATAAGATAAATGAAAAAAAATGAAGCAATGAATATATTAAATTTAAATAATAATGAATTAACATTAAAAAATATTAAAAAACATTATAAAATGCAAGCGTTAAAATATCATCCGGATAAAAGCAAATCTAATTCAAACGATCATTTTTGTAAAATAAAAGAAGCGCATGATTTCTTGTTATATGATATTAATAACAATTATTTTAAAGATATTATATTTTGTACGTTTGATAAAATACATATACAAGACGAGAATATAAAAAATAGTATATATAATTTAATTTCAAATAAGATGAATTTATTATATACTAACAACATTGAGAATATATTAAAAAATATAGATAATGATAAACTGATTAAAATACATGATTTTTTAGATAAAAATAAAGAGGTTCTCCATGTACCGGATGAAATCTTACATTCTATATTTGAAGCTATAAAACAAAATGAAGATGATTGTAAAACTATAAACTTAAATCCAAAAATAAATGACATCTTTGAGAACAATGTATATAAACTTATATATGAAAACAACACATATATAATACCATTATGGCACCATGAAATATACTATGATAATTTTTGTGTAAAAATTACACCAGATTTACCATATAATATTGAAATAGACGAGAACAACAATATAATAGTATATGAAAAATTGGATATTAAAGAACTATTAAACAAAGAAAATATCGATATATTTATAGGCAATAAACATATAAAATTAGAAGTAAATAAAATCAAAATTAAAAAAAATCAAAACATTATTCTTTATAAACAAGGAATAGCAAAAATTGATAATTCAAATGTTTATAATATATCAAATGTTTCAAATATTATTATTAAGTTAAATTTAATATAAAATATATTATAATGGATATAATATATTTTTATATGAATTGAGATTGCTGCATATTGCATAACATTGAAAAAAAAATATTTATATAAAATATTATTTTATTATTTTTATGGTATATAAAGCTATTACTATTTATTTAAGCAGCTACTGGTGCCTTCTTCTTAACTAGCTTCTTTTTTGGTTTTACATCTTCTACTACAGGAGGAGTATCAACTACAACCGGAGGAGTATCAACAACCTCCTCTTCATCACTGTCTTCGACAGTAATATCTTCCTGTGGCTTCTCATGATTTTCAGCTACTTCTACATTGAAGCTATCCATCTTCTTCTTATCACTCTCATTCAAACTAATAAGACAAACATCATTCTGAAAACCAGATGAATTCTTCTTTTTAACAACGGCTTGGTTCAATACCCACTTAACACCCCATCTTCCACCAACAAACCACAAACCACTACATTGAATGACACATGCAATTTGTGATAGCTTTGGTACTAGATCAGGAGGAGTAATTGTTTCATCACTTGAAGGATACAATCGTTCTTGGGTACTGTAATCAAATAATGAAATATCACCCCACTTTCCTTCATAATGAGGGACCTTAATTCTAATACTAGGTGGTCTATCTGGTTGCTTATTATTTACTTTTATAATTGATGAAAAGGAGTCTTCAACCAACTCCTTGGTCTTACTTTTACCAAACCATGAAAGTGAATTTTCAACAGCTAAATCCAAAATATTATCTTCAAATTCTTTTACTTTATCTAACAACAAAGTAGTTTCGTCTGTTGAATATTCATCATTAGGAAAATTCAATGTCATTGTAAACTTTCCATCAGATTCACCTGTTGTTTGATCAACATAATCTGAAATACCCCATGTCATCATGAGCGGTGTTTCTATTCTTAGGATCTTATTTAGCTGTGAACTAAATATACTAGCAGTAGCACCTGCATTAGACTTATTCTTTTTATAAGGCTTTACAATAATATTCTTTGGTTCCCAATCGGAAACAGTAAGTTTGATTTGTGATTGTGCGAGTTCAGTCATAATATCAGGTGTGTGAAATATAATGATATAATATAATATGTCTTTTCTTTAATTCAATTTTTATAATATTTTGGAAATAAATGCAAGAAAAATTACAAATCTTATAATAAATACCTTTACATAAAACATATATAAATATATTATAATAGTAAAAACAATGCAAGTATTTTCAAAATTAAATAAAATATGTAAAATTCTAAAATGGAATGAATATTTTGATAATAATATACAATTAAATAAGTATAAAATACCAGATCTTAAAGAAATTGCAAAGTATAATAATTTAAAAATAAGCGGTAATAAATCAATATTAATAGATAGAATAAAAGATCATTTTAATAAAATTAAAAATATAGTAAAAATACAATCAATTTTAAGAATGCATTTAGTAAAAATTACAACAAAATTAAGAGGTATAGCATTAAGAAATGTAAACATATGTGTAAATATTAGCGATTTTTATAGTCTCGAGCCATTAAAAAATATTAATTATTTCGACTTTTTTAGTTATACGGATAATAATAATTTTACATATGGTTTCGATATAAATTCATTAATGTTATTATTGAAAAAACCAGGTACTGTAAAAAATCCTTATGATAGGAATAAAATACCATTTAATGTTATTAAAAATGTATCAATGATATCAAAGCTTACCAAATATTTTTTTAATAAATCATATATTATTAAACATATTAATAATGAACCAAAAACATATAGAGAAAATATAATTGAAAAAATGAGATTAATACGCAATAAAGATATAAATAATAGAATAGAAGAATTGTTTTATGAAATAGATAATTTAGGTAATTATTCGTCTTCATTATGGTTTAAAAATTTAAACTGTCATGATTATTTTAATCTTTTAAAATATATTTATGAAATTTGGTCATATAGAGCAAATATTCCAACAACAACAAAAAGAAAAATTTGTCCATATTTTAATCCATTTCAAGATGGTTTAGAAAATGTTAACTTAAGAGAATGCCATGATAGTCAAAACACTGAATTAATGCAACATAGTTGTTTAGTCGTTTTAGAAAATATGATATATACAGGTATTAATAATGAATATAAACAAATTGCAGCTATGCATATTTTATCTGCAATAACATTAGTATCAAATGCTGCAAGGGTTAGTCTTCCTTGGTTATATGAATCAGTTAATATTTAATTATTTCGTTTTTTTCAAAAATAATTAAATGTTTAGACCGAGTATCATCTCAAAATAAATATATTTATTATAAAGTACTTAAATAAATACTATAATATATAGTATAATGGTTCGTACTACGAAATCTGATAAGCCTACTGCTACTGAAACTGCTGTTGAAAAGACAACAAAGCCTCGTGTAAAGAAGGAGAAGGTTGAAGCACCTGTTGTTGAAACTCCATCCACTGTTGCCCCTGCTACTGAAGCTGTTGTCCCAGAGGCATCATCTGAAAACACTGTTACTACTAAGTTGAATGAGTACAGTGGTAAGCTTCAACAACTATCTAATCTATTTGCCTCTGTTAAGTCTGATTTCAAGACCTTGGAAAAGACTATTAATAGAGAGCTAAAGGCTGCTCAAAAGTCTTCCAATAAGAGAAGAAGAGTTTCTGGTACTAGACAACCATCTGGTTTTGTCAAGCCTACTAGAATTACCGATGAACTTGCTATTTTCCTAGGTAAGGCTATCGGTTCTGAGATGGCTAGAACTGAGGTAAGCAAGGAGATCAATGGTTACATTCGTGCCCATAGTCTTCAAGATAAGCAGAATGGAAGAAGGATCCATCCTGATGGTCCTCTAACCAAGCTTCTTCAAGTTCAAAAGGGGGATGAGCTTACTTACTTCAATCTTCAACGTTACATGAAGCATCATTTTATTAAGGCGGTTCCTGTTAGCGCTTAAATGTGATAAAATAATAAAAAAAAAATGAAATATATTGTATAATAAATTATTATATAATATATTTACTTTGGTGAACCGACTTGTGTTCCGGAACCAGTTGCATTACCACCTCTTGTACGCATTAATTGTTTTTGTTCTTCTGATAAACATAATCCACCATGTTGATTTTGTAATCCAAATGTATCAGTTGTGCAAGATAAACTTCCATCTGTTTTGCTAAAAGTGTCAATTTCTTCATTCTTATTGAAAAGAGAAGGTTGTAATCCTTCAAATCCTTCTAGTTTAAAACTTTCTTCTTCTTTTTCTGTAATTTTAGGATTTACTAATGATCCATTCACCTTTTCTACTAAAGAAGAAGGTGTTGCTATATTTTCATAACCTTCATATTTTGCAAGATTTTCAAATACATTATCGGTTTTATAAGGCTCAAACGAGCAGCAAGAATAGATTGACGTCACTATTACTAAAATAAATAATATGATTGCTAAAATAGTCAATTGAGTTGTTTTCTTCATTATAAATAATATTAAGATTTTATTTTATATTATTACATCGTTCCATCTGCAGCCTGAAGTCCTTTTGCTAAAGATTTCATTGCTGCGGTTCCTGTTAAATCCACGGAAGTTGTATCTGTTCCTAATGGTGTAATACGTGAATCATCCTTATTAAATTCTGGATAATATTTTTTAATAAATATTATATTTTCGTCTTTTGTTAATGAATTATACATTGAATTATAAAGGCGCGTTAGACTATCAGTCATTTTATTTAATGTTGATGTAGTATATGAAATACCAATTTGATAACGTATTATATCTAGAGTGTTTAAAACTGCATCAACATACATTTTTATTTTTCCTGAATAAATTGTTGTTAATTCTGATACTTGAGTTTTATTTTCATCATGAATTGTATTTAATTCTTCTAGACGTGCTTCATAATCAGCAAGTAAGTTATTCAAATTTTGTTTTTGAGATGCATGTATTGTATTCAACTCAATATTATCTAAAGTAACATTCTCGTTTACTAAATTATAAGAACTGTCTAAAATATTTAATTTTCTATATTTTTCTAAAATTTTTTCATCAATATCTTTAAATTTTCTATTTAAAACAATATCTAAAATTTTATTATAAACATTATTTAAAAATTTATCATCGCCGAATAAAAGTCCTTTATAATCGTAATATTTTTTATTAATATTTGTAAAATAAATTATTTTTGATAATAAATAAAATATTATTATTATTATTATTATTATTATTATTGTACTAGAAGTTGAACTATAAAAATTTATTGAATTATAATTTATTGGTATTTCTATATTGTTCATATATAAATAATAATTATTATTTATTATTTATAATTAACCGGTACTACTGAAATTAGGTTCTTTAATAGAATTCATATTATTTCTTACATTTTCCATATTTGTCGAAATCTTCGCAATAGATGTATTATTTATATTATCTGATGCTTCCAATACGCCTTTATTTACTGCTGTATTAATCATCAATGAATTTGTTATTTTTAATAAAGCATTTTTAATATATTCTATATTCTGCTTTGCAGAACCTTCTAAAATAGATGTTTCATCTCTTAATTCCTGACTATTTGAGGTTTGGGTATTTGTTATATTTTGCAATTCATTGTTTATACTATTATATCTTTCATCTAATGTATCTAAATGAATATTATATGGCAATAATTTATCGTCTATATTTAATTCTATAGTATTTTCTGTACAACTTTCTATTGTTTCTTTTGAGTTCTTACCAAAAAATGGTGCAAAAAGAAAGTAACCGTTTTTACATTTTTCCGTATCCCAATTACTTCTAATATATGTATATCGCAATATAATAAAAACAATTAATAATATGAGTATACCTAATGTTAAAAGATTTGCTGTCTTAAATTGAGGTTTCAATATATTTATTTGATTAGCCATTTATTTTATATAAATAAATCACATAAAAAATAACGTTATAATATATTTATAACATAATGAATGTTAATGAAAAACTGAACCTAAAAAAAATGATTAATGAAACAGAATGTATGAACAATACTGAATTAATAAGAAAAATTAAACATAGTTCTCAAATTCAAATAAGCATTGAATTGTTACAAAAAATTAAAATAGATTACATTGATTTATTTAAAACAAATTATGATGAATTTGTTTTATTATGTCAGTCTAAATGTCATTTTTTATATAACAACTATACTGAAATATTTAATAAAGTTATTAAAGATGAATTGGATATGCGTTTAATGAAGAAAATGTTAATGACATTAAAACAGATTGAAGATGGTAATGTAGACCAACATGAAGGTTCATTTAATGTTGGTAAATTATTAAAAGAAATTTATATTGATAGTGCTCTTAAAACAACCGAAAATTTAAATAAAGAAAATAATGAAGAAACAAAAGAATATGTTGAACCGAAAAAGATGTCATGGAAAGAATATAAATCAAAACAATAATAAAGATTTCACAATATTATATTTATATGGATATTCCAGAATTAACTCTTGTTGTATCAGACGATGAAAGATTATATGATCTTTATAAAAATAAAGTAGAACAACATAATAATATGGTTAAATTTAATGAAACGCCAGATTCAGGGTTTGATTTATTTATACCAGATGAAAATACATTATTACAATTTAATACTAAGTTAATAGACTTGAAAGTGAAAGCATCCATGAAAGAAAATAATAAATATATTGGATATTATGTATATCCTCGTTCAAGTATATCAAATTCACCATTGATGTTAGCTAACCATGTTGGAATTATTGACTCAGGATATAGAGGAAATATAAAAGCGGCATTTCGTAGTTTCGAAGATACAGTTATATTAAAAGAAACTAGAATTCTGCAAATATGCCATGCTAGTTTAAAACCATTTTATGTAAGGTTATATAATAACGAAGAGGTTTTAAATACTACATCAAGAGGTTATGGCGGTTTTGGATCAACTGGAATTTAAAAGTTAATAAAAAAGAAATATAAAAAATATTAACTATATTTTTTATATGAGTTCTCTCACCGAAAACAAAGAAAATATGCAAGATACGTCTGAAATGGCAACGTATAATGAAACTAATCTTATAGGTGTTAATATTGAAAATGAAAATATTGCACTTAATGTTATGGTTAGTTATTTAAATGTTGCTCAAAGAAGAGGTGTATTTAATATGGCAGAATCCGCAAAAATTTGGGAATGTATTCAAAAATTTCAAAAATCAAATAATTAATTCAATTAGTAATAATTATGCTTTCGTTTATTGTAAATTATAATAAAATATATAAATATTATATAAAAATATTTTATATATAAATATAATGATTAGAACTATTTTATATATGATTATTTTTAAAAATATTTTTTCTTTTATTTATTACCGTACTGTTAATAGAATAGAAAATAAAAGATTAATTTTACAAGGTATTAAACATATAGACCATGATTTAACAAATAAATCTATATATGACAAATATGAATATTATTCAATAACAGGAAACAAAACAAAACAATTAGAATATTTTAATGAAATATTATATTTTAATAATTCCAAATATTGAAATAGTAAGATAAAAAAATAATCAACATTAATAAAAATATAAAAATATATAATTTGTATTTCAATAATTCATAATATATATACATAATATATTCAAAATATTCTTCTATTCTTGCAAGTATCAAGTAATATTTTATTTCAGGAAATAATAAATACCACATATTATATCTTCCATAAACATTCGTTATAGAACAATTTACATTGATACCCCTTACCGCATGATACCACCATGGAGGAATACATAATGAATCGCCTGGTTCTAAAATCACTTTATATAAATTTTTAAATTTGGAATGATCTAATTCAAAAAAATTTTCCTTTATAAAATTTGATTGTTTTTCTTTATATTTTGAAATAATATGGTCATTTGAACTATAATCAAATAAATATACAATTTTTCTTCCGTATATTTGATTTAAAATATAATTTTCAGTAACATGACAATGACAACCAGATGTTGTATTATTACCTACAAAAATTGTTTGTCCTTTATGATTATCAATTTTATAATTAGGATTTTCAAATTGTTTATATAAATTATCTTCTGTAAAGTATATATTTGCAATAGGTAATATATTTAATTCGGCCATATAGTAAAAAGGTGCTTCTTCATTTAAAATATTATCAAAATATTCTGATACATACATATCAATGATTTCTCCATCATCTAAGCCATTATAATATGAAAAATATGAATTATATTTTTCAATTGGTAATATTTCATCTTTCATATTATTTCTTAAATAATCTATAATGTTTTCATTTTTTACAATTGGTTTACATAATCCTCTTATTACAATAGGTTCATTTATATTGTTAAATCGTTCTTCTAATTCTTTTTTATTTATAGTATCATTCCAAATATATTCTGTAAAGCTGCAATATTTCACATTATTATTTAATTTATCTTTTTCATTTAAATAATAACTAAATGTCATATTATTAATAAATATTTTTATTGATAATAATTAACAAATTGTCCAATTAGTCAATGAAGTTTCTGAAATAGCTAATTCTGATATTTGTTTGAACCCGTTTAATTTCAAAAAATTATTCAAATTTTCACATTGTTTGAGTATATTCTCTTTTTGATAAGATTTTACAAAAGCGTTTGTAAATGCTCCTTGAAATTCTCCCATTTTGGAATTATAATAATCCATACTTACTTGATTATCTAAGCATCCACTTAATTTTATTACATTTGCTTTTATTTTATCTGTTGTATCTTCTCGCTTTTGGATTTTATCATTTTCTAAATAATATGGTAAGTCCATATTAGAACCAGAATGACAACAATCCATTAATACAAACATCTTACAATCGCTTGGTAACTTATTTAAAAATTCATTTCGTAACCAATTATCGCTTATAAAACCAGATGTATTATAATCAGATGGGCATATGATTTCATCTTGATTATCTTTTTCAAATGATGAAAAATAATGTGTTCCGTGTCCTGAATAACTAAACCATATTTCTGAATTTTTATTTGTATTTGCAAATTTTACTAATTCTCTTATTTCATTTTCCATGTTCTCTCGTGTTGCTGTTTTACTATCTAATTTTTTTATATCTTTTTCATTAAAAAAACAATTGTCATTTATCCATTGACTTAATCTATTCATATCATTTTCACATCCATTTAAATCATCATTTTTATTATTATCATTATTATAATTTATTCCTATCAATAATGCCTTTTTTGGTTTTTCTGTAGAAAATATTACTGTTTTTTCTTCCTCTGGTTTGGTTTCCTCCGGTTTGGTTTCCTCTGGTTTGGTTTCCTCTGGTTTGGTTTCTTCTGGCTTTGTTTCTTCTGGTTTGGTTTCCTCTGGTTTGGTTTCCTCTGGTTTGGTTTCCTCTGGTTTAGTTTCTTCTGTTTTTGTTTCTTCTGGTTTGGTTTCTTCTGGCTTTGTTTCTTCTGGTTTGGTTTCTTCTGGCTTTGTTTCTTCTAATTTTATTTCTTCTAGTTTGGTTTCTTCTGGCTTTGTTTCCTCTGGTTTGGTTTCTTCTGGTTTGGTTTCTTCTAGTTTGGTTTCTGGTTGTATTTCGGATTGTGTTTCTGGTTTGGTTTCTTCAATTGAAACATTTATATCGATATTCTCATTAGAAACTATTGAATTGTCTTCAACTACAGTTTCATTATCTTCAGTGTTG